GGGGCTGAACGAGCTGGCCGACCGCGACGACGTGAAGGCCGTGACGCGCCGCATCAACGGCGGGCTGAACGGGCTGGAGCAGCGGGAGTATATCACCATGAGGATGAAGCAGATGCTGGGGGTATGAGAGGACTGCGGCACTGCCGCAGTTTACTGAACGAGAGCACAGACGACAACACAGACGACAACACAAACAACAACACAAACACAGAAACGAACGATGGCAAGAGAAACAGGAATGTCGCAATCGCTGATGTCGGGGGCACTGCTGCACTTCCAGAGCGGGGTACCCATCAAAGACCTCGATATGCGACGAGAACATAAGGACCGGCTGGCAAGGGTGGCGCACGTGTACTGGGTTTGGATCAAGGACCCGATGCTGGATGCCTACCAGCTGCTGCGCCAACTGGTGAAGCAGACGGGCAGCTACAGCGACGCGGCAGCCGTCACCGTGGCGGCACAGAAGGACAAGATGCTGTTCGACTTCGTCATCGACCATATACAGTCGGGGTCAAGGCGGCAGGACGAGCTGAAGGTGCGCTACGCCGCCGAGAGGATGATAACCATCGGACTGGAGACCGACAACGTGATGGCGCTCGACAAAGGCTCGAAGCGGCTGTATGAGGTGGCGGGGCTGGATAAGCCGGAGTCGGAGCAGGCAGATATGGCGAAGGTGTTGTTCACGCCACCTGTCATCACCACCTCGGCGCACGAGGTGGACGATACAAAGGAGGACTATACAGACCAGCAGTCGCTGGATATCATGCGCAAGTATAACGCCCATATCGACGAGAAGCGCCAGATGATAGAACAGAAGGTGGCCACGATGGAGGCGGAGAGAAGTGATGTGCAGATGGCTGCTGAAGTACAGCGCACTGAATGAGAACATGAACAGCAAGAGTGACGATAGCTATGGCACGGATAGGAAGCAACATCAACATGAGTAGCGACCAGCTGGAGGCGAAGATGCTCCCCGACATGGAAGAGGTGAAGCCCGAGGAGGGCGGTGTGCTCGACCTGATGGGCGACGGGCTGCACAAGATATACATGCACCGTGGTCAGCTCGACATCTACAACTTCGGCTCGAAGAATACGAAAGTGCGGGCCGCCCGTGGCTTCGGCAAGACCTCGCTGCTGGGCATCGACACGTTGAAGTGCGTGCTCGGGCTGCGCCGGATGATAGGACTCTTCCTCGGTGCCAGTGCCAAGCAGTTGATGTGTCGCACGATGCCCAACGTGCTGAAGATATACGACATGATGGGGTTTCAGGAGGGCGTGTTCTACTTCCGTGGGCAGGCTCCTGCGAAACTCCGCTGGGAGATGCCGCTGGCCAAGATACGCAACTGGGAGAACTGCGTCCATTTCCAGAACGGGGCGGTGATGATGGGAATCTCAATGGCCGTCAAAGGTAGTTGTAACGGTATCAATGCCGCATGGATGCGAGGTGACGAGACGAAGTATATGCCATGGAGCAGGGTGAAGGAAGAAGCCTTCCCGACAGTGCGCGGCGACTACATGCCGACGTCCATGCGCCGCACGGAGCAGAAGCGGTGGGGCTACGGCACCGACCCGAAAATTAACAACAGGTATTGCTCAACGATGTTTGTCAGCGATGCGGGACTGACGCAGAAGCAGTGTGAGTGGGAGAAGGAGGAGATGTATGAGACCCGCGAGGTGAACGAGCAGATAGCCCAGATGCTGGCAGAACTGAAATACCTGGAGCGCCATAACCCCCGCATGGCCGTCGAACTGGCACAGAACGACAACTTCCTGCGTAAGCTCCATCTGCTGCGCTCGCAGTCGGAATCATTCTGGAACTTCTCGTCCTTAGAGAACGCTGCCATGCTCGGCGGCGAGGCGTGGATCCGTCAGATGAAGCGCGAACTGCCCGACCTGATGTTCCGCATACAGATACTCGGACAGAAGAAGGGAGCGGCCAAGGACGGCTTCTACTCCAACTTCGACATTGACATTCATGGCTATACCTGCTCAGACGTGGAGACCTTCGACCTCATAGCCGACAAGTTCACCGTGAAGCAGAAGGGTCGTGCGCTCGACGTGCAGCGGTGGCCTACACAGTACGAGACGGAGAGCATCGACTACTGGCAGTGTCAGACGGCTGCCGACACCTGCGCCCTCGATACCGACGTGGACTATACCGAGCCGCTGCGCATCTCGATAGACTGCAACGCCAACCTGAATTGCATGATTGTCGGGCAGACACGCCAGTTTGAGGGCCGCCAGTCGCTGATGATCCTGAAAAGCATCTACGTGATGAACGAGCGCAAGCTGCGTGCCCTCTGCCACGATTTCACCGACTACTACAAGCCCTTCTTGCGGCGCAACGGCAATGTGGTATTCTACTACACCGCCACCATCAAGCAGGGCGCATCGACCGCTTACGCCGTAGAGGGAGCCGACGACAACCGCTTCGACAAGGTGGTGGTGCAGGAACTCTCGCAGATGGGGTGGAAGGTGACCGACGTGGACATGGGCGGCGCAATGTTCCGCGAGGACAAATACCAGTTTGTCAACGACGTGCTGTCGTTCCAGCAGACACCCGCCCTGCGCATCAACCGCGAGGCAGGGCGCAACGACTATCTTATTACCGCCATAGAGAACGCCGGCATCCTGCCCGGCACGTTCAAGAAGGACAAGAGCCGCGAGAAGCTGAAGAGCACAGACCCCGACTCGCTGGGCGGCGACCTCCGCGAGCGTACCGACGTGACCGACGCGCTGGATGATTTGCTCATCGGCGTGCGCTTCCATGGCGAGGGCAGACCGAAAATCGGTGGCGGCCTGCGGGGGAGATACCGCAACCTGGCAGGCATACCAAAGTAGGATAGGCAACAAAAATAGCGAGGGGCTAACCTTGCGGTCAACCCCTCTATTGAACTGTTGTGACGGCTATTTACCTATTCGTCCCGATCTTGCTGGTGTTTATTTAATGTCGGATGTGCAAGCACTGTCTTCCGAGGCCGACGTGAAGACCCCACCTTTAAGGACTTTCAGGAACACCGTCACTCTCTGCGGTGCCTTATTTGATGCTGCAAAGATAGGCATTATTCCTGAACCGTGCAAGCATTCCGGCAGAAAAATTTTTCGGGTAGGGTAGGGCGGCAGCATCCATCAGCCATCTCCCTGCCCTTGATTAACCGCCTATCCGCGTATATCTTCACTCAAAAATCCAACACAAAATTATGGCTAAGAATAAGAAAAACAGGAGCATGGGTTCGGACAGCATCATACACCGCCCGAAGACCTTCTCGGAATATCAGAAGCTCGACCGCTCGCTGCGGGAGCGTGGGTTTGTGGCGCTCGACGTGCTCAACGGCAAGGTGCGCTCGCTCTCACTCGGCGACCGTGACCCGTCGGCCACTGAGGCGCAGTCGATGGCCGCAGGCATGGGTTGTGGCTCGCTGAGCAACGGACCGCTGTCGCAGGTGGCATGGAGCTTCGACAGCAACGACACCGCGCCGACCTCCATCGCCGGGCCTGACGGCAAGCCGCTTGGACGCGGCTACATCAAGTGGGGACCGAAGGACAACCTGCCCGGTGTCATCTACTCGCTGGCAAAGGCAAGCCCCTACACCGCCGCGCCGCTGCGCTACCTGGCCGACCTGGCCACGGGACTGGGTGTCCGTCTGATGTACCATTTTGAGGACGACACCTACTGCGAGTATCAGCATGCGGGCTTCAACCTGCGGCTGCGCTACGAGCAGGCCCGCAAGGGAGAGCAGCAGGACGAGTACGGCGGCGACATGGCCATCGACCCCGCTGCCGCCCCTGGTGAAGACCCGCTGAAGCCCATCAGCGAGATAGCCCCAGAGAACCGTCCGAAGAAGCGGCTGCAGGGCATCGGCCCCGACTACTGGGAGCAGGCCTACTACGAGTGGGAGCGCACATGGGAGGGCTACGACGAAAAGGACGACAGCGGCATAGAGCGCCACGTGCCCGGCGTGCGTCAGTTCCTGGAGGAGAACAACCTCGACCTGCACCTCTCGCAGTGCATGCTCGACTTCATGTACTACGACCTCTTCTTCCCCACCGTCGGCTTCGAGCGGGGCCGCCGTGGCCGCTGGGACCCGCGTATCGTCCGTGTAGGCCAACTGAAAATCACCGATGGCGTGCGCTATGAGGCGATGTCGGAATACAGACACCATCAAAATGTTTATTTCGGCGAGCGCTTCAGGGCGAAGGGCATCGGCGAGCACCACACCATCGGCTCCAACGACGATAAGGTAACGATGTACCCCGTCTGTGAGGCTACCGCCCGCGTGAGCGACATGCGCTACCTCGTATCGGCCAACCAGCGCACCCGTATCAATGCCCGTCCGACGTGGGCCGTCTGCCCCGTGTATTACGGCAACAAGAACTACTATCAGCAGCCCGACTGGTGGAGCATCTTTACATCTAAGGCTTACGACTTCTCCAGCACCATCCTCTACGACAAGGCGAAGCAGCGCGAGAACAACACCACCTGGGGCCGTATCATCTACATCTCGCTCGACTACCTCGACATGGTGTTTGCCGACAATGGCATTGCCGGCGACAAGGACAAGCAGCAGGAGTTTATCGACAATCTGGACCAGAAAGTAGAGCAGTTCCTGCAGCAGCGCGAGAACAACGGCAAGATGATGCGCCAGTTTATGTGGCTCGGTCAGGACGGCAAGGATCACCACAACGTAGAGATAGTCGATGTAAAAGAGACTACCAACGACGCGGTGAAGGCAGGCAAGGAGGAACTGGAACTATCGACCTCGCCTATGTTCCTCGCCTTTGGTGTTGACCCCCGCGACATCGGTGTGCCGATGGTCAGCGCCTCTAACGGCGGCACGGCACTGCGCGAGATACGCCTGATGAAGCAGCAGCTGCTCAACGTGCGGCAGCGCATGTACCTCCGCTTCCTGATGGATGTCTTTACGTTCAACAGGTTCGACTCGCATCTGGAGCCAGCCATACGTCAGATGAGTTTCACGACCTTGGACCGCAATCCGACGGGTATGGTCGAAACGGTAGCGGGGCAGGGGGCGTAGGCGCTGCGCTAAATGAGAAATGAGAAATGAGAAATGAGGAATGACCATTTTCGTGAGCGCACGAAAATGATAATACTTTTTTAATTGTTAATACGGATGCAGGCCGCCGCGACGGTGCCCTGCATCTTTTTCTTGCTATTGATTATCGTTCTTGTGGATTTTAATCCCCCTCACTTGCCGTGCGCCGAGCTTCTTCTTGAAGTCGTCCACCAGCAAGTCAATCACTTGTTGCTCGTCCAATTCCTCCTGGGAATAAACGCGCATCACTATTCTGTAGAATGGCATATTGTTTAAGTTCGAGTTAATTTAAAAGTTCCGGATTATCGTGGATGTTGCCGATGACCTCCATGCACGATGGATTGCGAAACATCGGCCCGCAACCGTGACCACGAAACGAGAATCCGTTTGTGACGTCTGACCAAACGACCTCTTGCACATACCTGCAGCCATTCACTACGGTAGCCACCACGTCGCCCTCATATATCTCCTGTCCGTTCTTGTCCTTC